GAATATTCTATATCGATGTTGGTAATCTTCCTAAATTAAAAGCAGAACAATATCTTAGAGATATGATGGCTAAGCATAAGAATAGATTAGTCTACGATGCGCAGACAGGAGAACTGAGAGACGATCGTAAGTTTATGACTATGTTAGAAGATTATTGGCTCCCAAGAAGAGAAGGCGGTAAAGGTACAGAAATTACAACCTTACCAGCTGGTCAGAACCTTGGAGAGATGGATGATGTTCTATACTTCCAAAAGAAATTATACAGAGCACTTAATGTGCCAGTGTCAAGGTTAGAAGCAGAGACAGGCTTTGCAATAGGTAGAGCTTCTGAAATTAGTAGAGATGAAATTAAGTTCCAGAAGTTCATTGCAAGATTAAGATTAAAATTCAGTCAGTTATTTGAAAAGGCATTAGAGAAACAATTAATCCTTAAAGGAGTTATTACTCCTGATGACTGGCCAGCTCTTAGAAGAGAGATTAGATTCGATTACGTAACAGACTCTCACTTCTCAGAGTTAAAAGATTTAGAAATTTTCAGAGAACAGATATCAGCTATCAATGACGTTGATCCATACTTAGGAAAATACTTCTCACAAGTGTGGGTTAAGAAGAATATCCTCAGACAAACAGATCAAGAGATTGAAGATATGCATGCAGAAATGATGATAGATTCTGAGAATGAACAAGAACAAATAGACGCACAACAGCCAGAAAACGGTGAAGAAGACCCGAATCAGGACAATGGATTCCCTGAAGCACCGCCTGAGCAAGTGTAAGATATATAAATATAGTTGGAGAATATAATGAGTGATAATGTAAGAGATATAGTTGACTTGGCATTAGACGATAAACCTAACAAAGCAGGTGACGTCTTAAACGATGTGCTAGTAGATAAATTAGCAGACAAAGTTCAAGGTGTCAAGGACGAAGTTAGTAATTCGTTGTTTGGGCAAGAGATTGATCCAGACGCTGAGCCGGTTGAAGTACAACCAGAGCTTGACTTGGAACCTGAAGCAGATGAAGAAGGTGAAGAGTATGAAGCAGATCAGGAGTATATAGAAGAACCTGATCAAGATGAAGGTGAAGAAATATTAGAACCCGAAACCGACGAAGGAGTCGAAGACGAGGAAGAGGAAAATGAAATCACTTAGAAACATAGTTGAACTTAAAAAGATTGACATAGTACCAGACCCAGAGCTACAAGCTGGTCAGGTATCTAATTATGCCAGTCCTAAATCCGATGCAGAAAAAAACTTTGTTGGTAAACATAAAGACAATGTTGCAACAGCACTTCACCCAGCATTTAAAAACGAAGCTGAGCAAGATGCAGTATTTAAAGGCGGATCCATCCAAAAAGATAAAACCAAAATTTCTGGTTATAAAGATGGTGACGATGCAGAAGTTTACGAACAAGCTATCAATTTTGTAAGAGAAAATTTAACTGAAGAAAATTTAGTTGCATTTGATGAACTAGCTCAGAAGAATCCTGAAGCAGCTGTAGAGTTTGCAATGGAGATTGTAAGCGAGGTTACTGAAGACTAATGGCAACGATAATCAAAGTTAAAAATTCACAAGCAGCTTTAGTTGCTAACAATTCACATGCAACGAACATTGACCTTGCTACTACAGTTAGAATTTATAACAATGCAAGTAGCTTTGGTAACGTAACAATTCAAACAGCATCAGCTAATAGTACAGTAGCTACTGACGCTGTTGTTAAAGGTATGATTTCAGTCGGTCCAGCAGAGACAGTATTATTAAAGAAAGACCCTACAGATGAGGTCTTTGGTTCAGCAGTTACTTTATTAGCAGCTGGCGTATCAGTAGAGGGATAACATGAAGTTAATATCAGAAACAAATTTTGAAACAGTAAGACCACTAATAACAGAAGCTAAAGATGGTAAAGGAAAAGATTACTTTATCGAAGGTATCTTTATGCAAGGTGGCATTAAGAACAGAAATGGTCGTATGTATCCAATGGAAACATTAGATAAAGAAGTAGGTAGATACAACGATACATTTGTAAAGAACAATAGAGCTTATGGTGAGTTAGGACATCCTGACGGACCAACCATAAACTTAGAAAGAGTTTCGCATATGATCAAAGACCTAAGAAGAGAAGGTCAAGATTATATCGGTAAGGCTAAGATAATGGATACTCCATACGGTAAGATTGTAAAAAGTCTTATTGATGAAGGTGCATCATTAGGTGTATCATCAAGAGGTATGGGATCGATTAAACAAACTGCTGAAGGTATCAATGAAGTGCAAGGAGATTTTCAACTTGCAACTGCTGGTGATATCGTTGCGGATCCTTCTGCTCCAAATGCTTTTGTAAATGGAGTCATGGAAGGGGTAGAGTGGATCTTTGATGCTGCTTCTAACTCTTGGAGATCACAACAAGTGATTGAAGAGATTCAGAATACAGGAATAAGATCTGCTAGAGAATTGCAGGAAAAAAAGGTGGAACTGTTTGGAAAGTTCCTAAATACCCTGTAAATAGTAAATTTATAAATAATATACAAACGTATACACTCAATTAACGAGGAGAAGAAAATGGCTAATGAACTAGAAAAGTTCGACAATGAAATCGAAGCTGTGGCCGAAGAGCAAGTAGAACTTGACGAGTTTAAGGCCAGCGGTGAAAATTCAGAAATCGCTGACCCTGTGACAAAAGGAAGCAACAAAAGACCAGCAGATAAGACTGTAGGTTTTAAAGCTCCTAATCCAGGTGGCGCAGACGTAAAATCAGGATCAGAGTCTAAAGGTGAAGACCTAATAGGATCTAAAAGTGGCAAGAAAGCTCCAGCTCGTAAAGCTGACAAGAGCGTTTCTGCTAACATGAAAGATGCTCCTAAGGTTGCAACTCCAGGACAAGGTGCTGGTGTCAAGGAAGATATCGACGCTATATTTGGCGAAGACTTATCCGAAGACCTAAGAGAAAAAGCTGAAACAGTATTTGAAGCTGCTGTTAATGCTAGAGTTGCTGACCTTAACGATCAGTACTCAGAAGCATTCGCAACTCAAATAGATGAAGCTAGAGAGCAAATGAAAGAAGACATGACTGGTAAACTTGATGAATACATCAACTACTTATCAGAGCAGTGGCTAGAAGAGAACAAAGTTGCTATCGAGTCATCACTTAAAGTTGAAGTTGCTGAATCATTCATGTCTGGTCTTAAAGGATTAATAGAAGCACATAACGTGATTCTTCCAGAAGATGAACAAACAGATGTTCTTGCATCTCTTGAAACAAGAGTAGAAGAACTCGAAGGTAAACTCGAAGAAGAAACATCAGAAAAGATTAATCTTTCTAATGAACTTGCAGAGTCACAAACACAGAACATTTTTGCTGAGGCTACTAAAGGCTTAGCAGAAACTCAAATTGAAAAACTCCGTGCTCTATCGGAAGGACTTGATTATGAGAACGTCGAGGATTTCTCTAACAAACTTAACACTTTGAAAGAGTCATACCTTGAAACTAAGAAGGCTACAACATCAGACGTGTCTGATGAAGGCCCAGTGGATATTGCTGAAGAGAATGAAGCAAAACCATTAGGTGAAATGGCCAAGTATGCAGACGCAATTGCGCGAACTGTTAGGAAATAATTCGTATTTTTAAAGGGGAAACTATAATGGAATCTAATTACGAAGCACTTCAAAACAAATGGCAGCCAATTATTGAGCACACTGACCTTCCTGAAATCGGGGACAGTCATAAAAGATCAGTAACTGCAGTTTGTTTGGAGAACACAGAAAAGGCAATCAGAGAAGACAGAGGGTTCTCACCGAACTCACTACTTGCTGAGGCACCTACAAACGCTACAGGATCAAGCGTTGATAACTATGATCCAGTTTTAATCAGTCTCGTACGTAGAGCAATGCCTAACTTAGTCGCTTATGACTTAGTTGGTGTACAGCCTATGACAGGTCCTACTGGTTTAATATTTGCTATGAGAAGCAGATACACAAACCAATCTGGAACTGAGGCTTTTTATAACGAAGCAGATACAGAACATTCAACAGTAGTTGCAGGTTCTGGTAACAATACTTTAGGTAATGCACAAGACGGTACTCAACCATCAGGTAACAGTACTTCTTATAACTTTGCTGCAGGTATGGAAACAGCTCAAGCTGAAACTCTTGGTGAATCTGGAAACAGTGCTTTCGCAGAAATGGCTTTCTCAATTGAGAAAATCAGTGTTACTGCTAAGTCAAGAGCTCTTAAAGCTGAGTACTCAATGGAACTTGCTCAGGATCTAAAAGCTATTCATGGCTTAGATGCTGAAACAGAACTTGCTAATATTCTTTCAACAGAAATTCTAGCAGAGATTAACAGAGAAATCGTAAGAACAGTTAACTTGGTTGCTGTTACTGGTGCACAACAAAACGTTGCTACAGCAGGATCTTTCGACTTAGATGTTGACTCAAATGGTAGATGGATGGTTGAGAAGTTTAAAGGCTTAATGTTCCAAATTGAAAGAGAAGCTAATGAGATCGCAAGAGGAACAAGAAGAGGTAAAGGTAACATCATGTTATGTTCATCCGATGTCGCTTCAGCTCTTCAAATGGCTGGCGTATTAGATTATACACCTGCTTTAAACTCTAACAACTTACAAGTTGATGACACAGGCTCAACATTTGCTGGTGTCCTTAACGGAAGAATTAGAGTGTTTATCGATCCATACTTTGCTCCAAGTTCAGGTATTCATTACATGACTGTTGGTTACAAAGGATCAAGCGCTTTTGATGCTGGATTATTCTACTGCCCATACGTTCCACTACAAATGGTGAGAGCGGTTGGTGAGAATACATTCCAACCAAAAATTGGATTCAAGACTAGGTATGGAGTTGTTGAAAACCCATTCGCTAGAGGTACAACTGCACTAGGTTCAAGCGGTGCTCTTGATGATAACGCTAACAAATACTACAGAAGAGTATTAGTTAAAAACATTATGTAATCTTAACCGATTATGTTTTAAAGGAGGCTTCGGCCTCCTTTTTTTTTCATCTTTTTTTTGTATAACCGTTGACTTCAAATCGACTATTTGGGATAATAGTTGTATGTTAAGTAAGGAGAAGCAAATGAGTAATTTAATAAACGACGGAATCAAAGAGGAGATCATGGAAGAGATCCTTGAGATGGCTGATAAAGATATCTGGAATGTTATCTTTGCAATTAGTAATGAGTTTGGTATTGAGAATGTACCTAGCCCAGAAGGTGGTGAGCATGGTTTCATTGCTAAACTATTTGAACTTAGATTTGAAGCGAGGTGTCAGTAATGAGACCAATACAATACGTAGAGAAGTTTAACGATTGGAGTGTGCGTGAGTTTGATGGAGCTCAATTTAAACTAGAAGGTAAAAGATATAATGGAATGATAACTAAGTTATCTGAAGAAGGTATTATGTTTAGACCTTTTACAATTGATTATGATAGAGCTAATGGTAAAGATTGGGCTGAGCAATATCCATTAATGTTTGTAAGACTAACTGACTT